GTGCGGAGGAAATGTGTGTTTATGAAAAACTTTTTGGATACTGTAAAGATTACGATAGACAACTCAAAGATCCAGTGTGGAAGGTTGTTGGTATGAAAATTAGGAAGTACATACCATTTCTAAATATTGACAAAGATAAGTATCGAAATCACTTATTGAATTTGATAAAGGAGAGACATGAGTAAATTTTTTGAGTCAGAAACAGTTCGTAATGAGATGGAGGATATAACAGATCTTCAAAGAGAATTGTACAAAGTCATAGCAAAATTTCCAATGATGAGTGACGATGCAAAGTGGCATCACATAGAGACAGTCAAAGAATTGTTAGAAAAACAACAGGTAATGTGGACAAGATTGACATTATCTGATGACCCTCAAGCAAAAATAATGAAAAAAAATTTAGAGAGAGGGTCTATAGAAATGGGGTTCGGAGATGCAGATTTAGGTACAATTTTTAAAAATATGAAAATCACACTAGACACATTACAATCATCGCTTAAACACTGATGTCATTTTTAGTACACAATCTACCACCTTACTCAGTACACGTGAGAAAAGAGTTTTTGTATGACCATAAAAAAGGTCACGGTGAGACCACACCTGGCACATGGATATCGGTTAAGAGTGTACAACACAAGGCATTATATTTTGAGACATTGTTGTATGAGTATGGTGCATTGTTTGACAAGTTACCTATCAGTGCTTTTGTGTGGAAAACAGATTATGATCCAGACAAGTTACTGCCTTTAGATCACCTTCAAATATGGGATTGCTTCGATTACAGTTTGACTGTTATTGAAAAACCATTATTAAATAGATGCGAGTTTTTTGGAAAGGATAAGCAAATGCATAAGGGTCAATACTGTTTTACAATAGATAATTGTCACGCTGAGTCATCTACACTCAACACAAACTATAGTCAGGATGATCCAGAACACAAATCATTCAATTGCATAGCGTTAGATAACGGACAGTTTGCATTGCAACCCAATAATAGAATTATATGGAAAGATCAGAGTTTAATTTCTGAAGATACAATGCAACCTGATTTTGAGGTTTGCTCTCAAAATTATATGGTAGAGAACTCAGATAAATGGAGTGTGGGACATACTACAGAGTGGGCATACAAATCAAAAGATGAGACTTAATACTATAAAATGGTGCAGTGCAACAATAATACCTATCGCTATGATTTATCATGTGATGGGATGGACTCCATGGAATAGCATTCTACAAATGTTGGGTGCTGCTGGATGGGTATACGTAGGTGTAAAAACTGGCGAACGTGCTCTTGTTCTAAATTTTCTTCCTCAGTTTTTTATAATTATACCTGGTCTTTTTATATTGTGGTACACAAATTGAAAATATATTTTGATGGATGTGCAAAAACTGGTGGTTATGCAAAGATCCCTGCTTTTGATGTCAGATATAGCAAACTGTTTTGTAGAGAATTAGGTGCTGAGGAGTACAACATTGCTCAAAGGTGTGGTAGTAATAGGAGAATAGTAAGAAATTTATTAGAGCATGATTTATCCAAGTTTAATTTTTTTGTCATACAAATGACAAAACGAGAAAGATTTGAATTTTATGACAATAAAACTAATGAATGGATTTCAATTGCATATGACAAGGGAGGATTACCACGTAAAATAACAGGATTGTCAGAACTAACACAAACATATTGGATATCAAAACGTGATGAAAATAATGATGTCATTAAACACACTATTTGGGGTGATGACATCATTACCAAAGATGCTCATTGTCAATTAAAAGTAAATGATGTTTCTGATGAACTAAAAGACCATATTAAGTATCTTCTTTTTTATTTCAAAAATATATACACTGAGGAACAGGGTAAAATTGATGAACAAATGTGTTTCTCAACAATCAAATCCATACTCAAAAATCACAAACACATAATCATATGGATGGGGGAAGGTGATTGTGATGTTCCAGTAGATTTTAAGTATAAAAAAGGTAAAAAATATAGAAGTGGATTTTTCTTTGGTGAACATGAACATCAAATGATTTACAATGATATCATAAGGTATTACAATGAAAATTTATTTTGACGGTTGCTCATTCACAGTAGGTAATGAGCTTATTGATAGAAAAAAAACAAGATTTAGTAGACTTATTTGTAACGAATTGAGTGCAATAGAGTGTAATTTTGCCAGAGCTGGAGGTAGCAATAGGAGAATAGTTAGGAACCTAATTGAAAAAGATTTGTCATCGTATGACATGTTCATAATACAATTCACAAAAAATAATAGGACGGAATATTATGATGGAATTGACTGGGTTAGGATAAAATATCCTGTAAGATATCAATCAACAAATGGTAGGAAAATTAAGGGAGAATTTAAGGGGAGAATGGATGAATTTTGGGAGAAATATTATGAGACATATTATCATGACAGATATGGTGTATTAGATAGAGAAATATGTCATAATGCAGTCATAAACTTAATTCGTGGAAAAAAATATTTTATATTTGATATTGATAAATGTATTGAAGTGATGAAAGATAACAAAGCAAAGGGTAGTCATCCCAATGAAAAAGGTCATGAACTCATAGCAAAATACATACTTGACAACATATAAATAGTAGTTTATACTAAACTTGCGTATGCAAGGTGTTAATCCACCAATCTATTCAATACGACGAATACTACGAGTCAAATTCATGACATTTGCAAATCTAAAAAAACAATCTCGGTTAGGAAGTCTTACCTCTAAACTAACCACAGAGATAGAAAAAATGAACAAAGGAGGCACTGGCGGTGCCGACGAAAGACTATGGAAATTGGAGGTAGATAAAGCAGGTAATGGTTATGCCATTATTCGATTCTTACCTGCTCCAGAAGGAGAGGAACTACCTTGGGCAAAAGTGTGGTCACATGCTTTTCAAGGACCAGGCGGTTGGTACATTGAGAACAGTCTCACAACCTTAGGTCAAAAAGATCCTGTCTCAGAATACAATCGTCTTCTTTGGAACAGTGGCAATGATGCTGATAAAGATCTAGCACGTAAACAAAAACGCAAGTTATCTTACATTAGTAACATTTACGTTGTAAAAGATCCAACTAATCCACACAATGAGGGTAAAGTATTTTTATACAAGTTTGGTAAAAAAATCTTTGATAAGATTACTGCAGCAATGCAACCTGAGTTTGAGGATGAGTCAGCGATTGATCCATTTGATTTTTGGGCAGGTGCAAATTTTAAACTAAAAGCAAAAAATGTGGCGGGATATCGGAATTACGATAGCAGTGAATTTGCTGCTACTGGTGCTCTATTGGAAGATGATGATGCATTAGAAGCATTGTGGAAGAAGCAATACTCACTTTCTGAGTTTACCTCTCCTGATCAGTTCAAGACGTTTGATGACCTACAAAAACGTTTAGACCAAGTGTTGAACTCTACTCGACCAAACATCGCACCAGAGGTTGTTGATGAAGAGGAAGAGATAGTCACCGCAAAACCAGAACCAACCACAGTTGCTGCCTCTAGTGTAAGCGATGATGATGCACTATCATACTTTCAACGTTTAGCTGAAGAGTAATATATACAGGCAAAATCGACTTTTTGTTTCAAAAAACCCCGAAAAAAAATTCGGGGTATTTTTTTGCCTATAGGTTTTTATATTCTTATATTATCACCTTGTTTTACTCTACTATTGATAAATTGTGAACTATTTTTATATGTCATGATATTTCTTAAATCCTCCATGATCACGTCAAGATAATTAGACCTCAGAATGAAGATATCTCTTTTTCTGTCATTTTTATCAGTCTCATGTTGAAAAACAGTAAATGACTCAAGAATTTGGGATCCTGATAGACTGATGTTTACACCATCTTGAGTATATTTGAATGTAAAGTTTTCATCAACAGTCAATCCTTTTTGTAAAAGCAATATGCCACTGTCATCTCTTACCTCTTTTGTTTTATAGTGATGTATGGATGTCAATTGTTCAGGATCAAATTTGTTGTTCAAATACCTTTGAAAGTCATATTGACTCATAGGCCATTCATCCCTTACATTAATAATGTTGTTTGATATTAATACGACCCAATCTAACTCAGGATCTCCATATACATCATCTGCAACATTGTCAGGTCTATCATCACCTGTTATTAAGTATTTCTCAAAAGCAATAGCATTGTTGAAAAAGTCTTCTCTTATTTTACCTCTTTTGAAAAGATTTTTTGTAAGGTAAGAGTCACCACTTGAATTTCTATTCTGAGAAAATGATGGTAAAACAAGATTGGGGTGATTGTCGAAATATGCCATTTTAGAATCCTATGTCGTCGTCTGTAATTTGGTTTTTCCCTACTATGTTTGGTTTTATATCTTCTAAACTTGGATCGTCTAGATTAGGATCATTATAATCATTGGCAAATATTGGTGTAAGTTCCGTAAATGTTAGACTCATAAAACTTCTAACTGGCATTGACACTGCTTTTTCATCCTCGTATGCCTGATAAACGTTTTCTGGTGTGAAATTAATTTCACATGATGTCAAAGCACAAATTTTGAAAATATTTAAACCTTTTATTCTTTTACCATTATTTCTGTAACATAATCTGTACACATTTGGTGATCCAAGGTATAATTTTGCTGCTGCATCCCCTCCACTTGAATTAGTTGGTAACATGCCCTGTTTGAAAAATCTTTGTATTTTTCTTACTTCAGTCGCATCCTCATCATTATCAGGGGCAAATTGAAATACAAAAGTAAATGTTCTAAGTTTTGGTGATGAGAATAACAACTCTAAATTGGGATTTATTGCCATACCAGTTGACCTTGCAATAAATTGTGAAGGATCAACATTTATTCCTATCTGTGATAATGCAGTTCTTGCAAGAACTGATGATAAAAGTTGCCCAGATTGTCCTTGTCCTATTTCTGGTAAATTTTTAAGAAGATTTTGCAACTCTCCAACTCCTGATCCGATCAAACCACCAATATTTTTATCACCTGAAAGAACATTTGATATTGCACCTTGAGTGTTTAAAAAAGCACCTGCCTCAAAAGCGTTTGCTCTACCTTCGCCCCAATCAACACCATTACTTGACTTTATTGAATTAGGTATGGGCAATTTAACAGTTCCTTTGACATCCTTTCTCCGTCCTCCTACATTATTACCTCTTTGTAAACCAGAAGTAATAGTGTTGGTAAAACCAAATTTTTCTTGTGTGTCTTTATCACGAGCATCAAAACGTACAGTTTTCGTTTTAGTCTTCAAGCCAGCACCTAATCCCCAATAAGTATCACCCGATAAAACTTTCTCTTGTTTTGCTCCATATCTTGCTAGACTATCTGTTTGAGGTGCCTTATACTCAAATGCCTCAATGTAAATATAATCTTGTTTTATTGACATGTCTTTTGGATATATCAATGATGGAACCGCTACATTG